GCCGTGCGCCCGCCCATGCGTTATTCCGGCGGAAGGCGTCCTAACTGCCTCAGCCGCTGCGCACGCGCCCTAGCGCTTGCAATAGGTCCTTTCCGCCGATCCCCAGTCTCATACCGCGCCAGCTGTTCTCGGATCGCTTGCCGCTTACTAATCTGCCGCGCTAGCTCACTATCAAGCACAGCTACAAACCAAGCCGGGGCACGACGCCGCCCATTCAACCACGCCCGCACTATGTCCGCACTCGCATACCCATGCACTAGCCTCGCCCCTTGCTCAGATGTAGAAGGAACCTCAATACTCCAGTCCGATCTCAGTCGCGGCTCTCGTGTCGCGTCAAACGCTAGCCGCAGCGGTGTCTGAACGACCCCTCGCAAACGACGGGCGATATGGGAAGCCGAACGCCGTCTCCGCCGCTTTCGCTTTGCTGTCATAGCCTTAGGGATAATATTTTGCCCTGATCGAGGCAAGAGGAGACGCTCTGCGGCCGGGAATGCGACATGGTTGCGACATAGCGATAGGCCATAAGACACGAGGTCTAACGATGCCAGGGGGTTAGGGGCACAGTACCATCGGAATACAAATCCGGTAGTCGGCCGCATCCTGTCCGGTAGGCGACGGCAGGGCCCATCGCCCCTGGCCTCTGGGTCCGAGCAAAACGATTTCGGGGGCACCCACCCTCTCCGCCGCCCCGGCAGAAAAGGCTTGACTGTAACGTTACGGTCTGCCAAGTAACGTTACATGGATTTATTAGCGATCAAGGCGAAGGCGGAGCGGTTACGTCGAGGGACGCGGCATGGTGCGACGATAGAGTTATGTGATTTAGTGATTGGTTTGACGTTAGAGCAAGTTTTACCGCATTCGACATTCAAGGTTTCGCGTGTTCAAGATTGTCCTGTATGTGCGGCGCGACGTGAGGTGCAGCGCAGGCGTGTGAAGAGGTTTAGGGAGCGGCGGTGATGAACAAGGCTGAGTTATCTGAAGTTTGTGTGCGGGTATTACGGTCTAAGGACGGTGATGCGCGGGTAGTAGCGTTAGCGTTACAGCGATTTTTATTACATGAGGGGCGGCGTGTGCGGTTTGATAAGAAGGCGTACATGCGGGAGTACATGCGGCAGCGGCGTGCTGATGAGAAGGCGCGAGGGCTGATTAGGAAGTTTCGTCGGGAGCGTATGGGGAAGCGGCGGTGAGCATTGATGGGTTGGTTGCGGCTTGCATAATTATTGCGGAGTTGGGGGTAGTGATAGCGTTGTTATGGGACATCAGGCGGGTGGTGGAGCGGCGATGACGAATGCGACGAGCGGTGGTCCCGGCGGTGTTGGCGGCAGCGGCGTTGTTGAGCATCGTTGCATGATCGAGCGTGTGGCGCTGGCGCTATACCGGCATCAGTGCGAACTAAACCACTATGCCGACAAGTGGGACGAAGTAAACAAACCCTACTTCACAGGCTTTGCCCGCGCCGCCATCGCGGCCATGCGCGAGCCGACTGAGGAAATGATGAACGCAGGCTGGATCGAGGGTATGCGTCCGAAAGCGCCAAGAGAGGCTTGGCAAGCCATGATTGACGCCGCCTTGAAGGGGAAATGATGGCTTGGTTCACTGTGGGTTTTTTGTTGGGCATCATGGTTATGGCGCTAGCCAATGAGATACGTTCCGCATTGGAGGGGAAATGAGCACTTGGGACGATAAACCCAATGACCCGGAGCACGCTCGTGCGCTCGCCGCTCAAAGCATGATCGAGCGGGTGGCGCGGGCGTTGTCTGTCTCAAGACACGGCATAGATACGTGCTGGAAAAATTACATGGTCGAGGCCCGCGCCGCCATCGCGGCGATGCGGGAGCCGACTGGCGATTACGCTGATGATCTTGGCCGGGCAATGTCGGTATTGCGCGATCTGCTTGATCGTTGGGCAGACGAGCGTGGAATGAATGATGTTCTAAAACGAGCGCGTGAGTTGGTGACGGAGTATGCATTACGCCATCCGACGCGAGCCATGATTGACGCCGCGTTGGAGGGGAAATGAGCTACGATCAGGGCTACCTCGATGGTGTTCGCGATGCCAAGGCCCGCCTTGCTATGGCCATTGAGAATGCCAAACGCGTAGGAGAACTAGAGGCTGTTGTCGCAAGCTACGCCATGACTGAACGCGAATTAAAGGCCGAGCTTGCCGGTCTTCGGGCGGCGTTGGAGGAAATTGCGGACCCGACCCGCAATGAGGGTAATAGATGCTATATGGCCAGCCGCGCCTTGGAGGAAAAATGAAGATTGAGAACGAGGTTGGTATTGCGCTGCCAGGATCGTCCAAGACGGTGAAGTCTAGCGACAACATGGTCGAGCGCGTGGCGCGGTCACTGGCTTGGGATGACATTAGGGATGAAGTAACCCGGTGGCTTACGCCCACTACGAAAGCCGACATGTGGGTCGACCCTAAATTTGAACGTGCGGCCCGCGCCGCCATCGAAGCGATGCGGGAGCCGACTGAGAAAATGCTAAACGACGCAAAATGCTTTGGCGTAAAACGCGGACTTGTGCGAGCAAAGTGGCAAGCCATGATTGATGCCGCCCTGGAGGAGAAATGACTATGCAGGAACAGACACTGGGTGATCGTCGCGTGCGTGCGTCCTTTAATCCGTCAAAAGACAGTGAAGTGGACAAGATTAAGCACGCGACGGCGATGCTGATCGATATATGCGAGGAACTAAAGTCCCAAAAGCAGGGCAGCGAGAACCTTCGCTTGCTGGCGTTGGCGCAGACTGCTTATGAGGAAGCGGCGATGTGGGCGGTTAAAGCCGCCACGGCTGGCAAGCCATGATCGATACCGCCTTGGAGGAGAAATGAGTGACGTTATACCCGGCTTGAGGAGAGCGCTGATGGATATGGATGGACTGCTGCCAAGCTGGGCAGCGGCAAAGATGGATCGGCTAGAGGCCGAACTTGCCGGCGCGCTAGACCAGTGCAAATGGCTAGAGGCCGATAACGCCCGGCTGAGAGCGGCCCTAGAGGAAATAGCTCAATTACGGGCTGCATTGCAGCGCATTGTAGACAATGCCGACAACAAGAACTGGCGCAAGCCGGAACTAATTAGAGAAGCCCGCCGCGCCTTGGAGGGGAAATGACTAGAGAACAATTAGTCGCCCAAATTGCTATGGAGTTACACGCCAAAGGCTACGACTTGCGCGATGCCATCGAGCGCGCTGAGTGGGGCGTCGCATTCGCCCTGCTGGTATGTCAGAAATGAGCACCATGATCGAGCGCGTGGCGAAAGCACTAATCGAACAGATGTTTGCGCCACAGGAGTTACCCCTAACTGACGAATTGCAAAACAAATACTATGGTTTGGCCCGCGCCGCCATCGCGGCGATGCGGGAGCCGACTGATTTGCCCCATGTCAAAGCCTTGCGTATTTGGCGCAATGAGGATCAGGCGGACAGCATCGTCCTGTCACGTCACGATGTCTGCGCGCTATTAGACGAAATAGACGCCGCCTTGGAGGGGAAATGAGTGATCTTCAGGTCAGGGATGGGCAAGTGTACTGGAAGGGCAGGCACATTGATCGGGTATCTTATGAAGAACTTTTACAATCGATGATTGAGGGTTTAGGAAAAATGAGTGGAGCGCATTGCATATTGCCGCTTGGTCATGCGGGGCCGTGCATTGAGCGGCGTGATGATCCGGTCGAGATGATCAATCGCCTGACTGCCGAGTGCGACGAAGCGAGAATGCGCCTAGACGCAGAGTTTGACGAGAACACGGTTTTGCGTGGTGAGCGCGACCGGTTGGCGGAAGTGATAACGGCGGCTATTCAATTGGAGCCGGTGTCGGCGACGTGGATTGAGATGGCTCGCCGCGCCTTGAACGAAGTTGCGCGGGACAAGGTTTAGGCTACACTTGAGTTCCAAGGTGACCCATGAGCGATGAAGTCAATCCCGACGTACTGGCGTGCATGCATGCGATCCACCGGGCGGCCAATGATGGGACGTTTGACAAGGACGCCATCAACGAGGCGCTGAAGAGGATGCATGATTTCCTTACTGGGGCGGCTTATGAGACGGCCGATGCCGTAGTTGAGGATGACGAAGAGCCTGCTGATGAAGCGGAAGACGCTCCGCATGCGCGCAAGCCGCGCAAGAAGAAATAAGCATCAAGGATGAGATTGCGGAGTTGCGCTGGCTGGCTGCGCGGCTGGAGATGCTGGGCGGGCCGGTCGAGCCGACTGTGGAGAGCCATGCCCAGGCGGTGACGCGGGCGATCCTGGCGCGGGCGATACGGGTGATGGCGACGGCAATCGAGCGGCTGGATGATCGGATCAAACGACAAGCTGAATGAGCTTATTGCCAAGCCGCTGCCGGTCTTGGACTGGGCGGAGATTATTCCCCTGGTCGGCAAGGGCACCATGATGGAGCTTGGGGTTTGGCAGGGGGCGAGTTTCCGGCAGATTTGTCATTATGCCTATCCGCGCAAGGTTTACGGGTTCGACTGGTGGCGCGGCTTGCCGGAAGACTGGGCGGATCACGGTTCCAAGGGTTTATTGGACATGCACGGTGCGCCCCCGGCTTGTCCGGTCAATGGCGAGTTCGTCGTTGGTCTAGTGCGCGGCACCTTGCCGGATTTCGTGTCCCGGCATTCGCCTGCCGCCTTTGTGCATTTCGACATGGATGTCTACACCTCGACGGCGGAAGCGCTGCATTACATCAAGTTCCGGCCCGGTGCGATCTTGGTGTTTGACGAGATTGACGGCCATGTCCGCAACATCAACCACGAGCAGAAGGCGTTCCGCGAGTGGCTGGAGCCCGCCCCGTATGACTTCGAGGTCCTGGGGTCGCGTCATCCGGAAAGCTGGGTTATTCGCCTCTTGACATCTTAGGTGTAGCGATCTTAGCTACAGATGTTGCGTGCTGTCTCCATGTCCTAATCCGGCATGGTGCGGCGGCGGGACAGACGTAAACCCCCTGTCCCGCCGTTCGCTTTCGGAGCCTTCATGCCCGAGACTGTTCCGGTGATGCTGCGCCTTGATCCCAAGGCGTGGAAGCAGTTCCAAGAACAAGCCGACAAGCTTGATCTGCGCCCGGCGCAGTTGATCCGGCAGATTATGAAGGAGTGGCTGGACAAGGCGGGGAAGAAGAAATGAGCGATTACACGGTGGTATTTTCGGTCGGCAAGCGGCGCTGTCAGTTGACGGCGACGGTTCGCACCACAGCGCCGATGACGCCGCTCTCGTCCATGGTGGTGTCGTGGTCGCCCGATACTCCGTCAGGCCCGTTCTCTGCGCTGGAGCAGGCGCAGTACGTCAATGGGGTGACCAACTTCCTGGCCTCGCTATCCAACCAGCTTATTCCGTTATCGATAGCGGTGCCGTTTTGAAGATTGCGGTTACCATCATTGCGCACGGTAACGGGGTTGGCGCGTGCGCCCTGCTGGAAGCCGATGTCGAGTGGCTGGCTCTGGATGTCAGGGATATCGACAAGATGAAGGACTTCAAGGTCGGTGGCATCCATCAGATTGAAATCTACCACGACAACGGCAGCTTTCTTTGGCCAGCCCCGGTCTATGACAAATGAAGATCGCGCTGGTCACCACGACGATCAAGGAACCGAAGGTGCTGGCGCTGTATGCCAAGCACGCGGTAACCCTGGACAACTTCAAGATATTCATTGCCGGTGATCTCAAGACGCCGAACCTGTCGGGCGGCCCGTGGTGCTATTTGTCTCCGGAAAGCCAGCTTGCCGCCTGGAAGACAGCCAGTGCCTTGCCATGGAACTCGATCACCCGGCGCAACATCGCGGTGCTCGAAGCGCTCAAGTGGGGGGCGGAGGTCCTTGTCACCGTTGACGATGATAATATCCCGCTGACTGTCGATTACTTCGATCACATCCAGTACGTGATGGAGCGGCCGTTCAATGGGCTTCGGGTGGCGTCTTCTTCGGGATGGTTTGACGTGGGCCAGATGGTTTTTCCGACCGCTATGCATCGAGGTTTCCCGGCTGAGAAACTGGGAGTGCATGCATTTAACCCTTGTGTGGGTGCTGCTGTTGGTGTGTGCGCTGGTGTTGTTCTGGGCGATCCTGACATCTCTGCGGTGACCCGCATCGCCACGCATCCCATCGTGCATGTAGCGTCTGAGGTCTTACGTGCGGGCGTGGTGGTCGATCCATCGGCATGGACGGTATTCAACACGCAGAATACGGCGGTATCCCGCATGTTCGCGCCATGTCTCCTGTGCTGTCCGCAGTTCGGCCGCTACGACGATATCTTCGCCAGCTTGATCTGTCAGCGCATGATGCGGCATTACGGGCATACGGTGCATTTCGGTCACCCCTTCGTCTGGCAGGAGCGCAATCCGCACGATCTGAACAAGGACTTGGCCGACGAGGTGTTCGGCATGACGCATGTCGTGCATCTGGCGGGGGTACTCGATCACATCCAGACTTTTTCTGTGGATAAGAGCCCGGTACGGGCGATGTACGAGGTGATCGCGCACGTCGATTGGTGTCCGCCCGGCGTGCTGGAATTAGCCGATGCCTGGATGACCGATGTCGAAAGTCTGCGTTAGTTTTTCGTCCAAGAACCGGCTGGAACTGACCAAGCGCACGATCCAGCCGCTGTTGCCCCAGCAGGGCTGGGACCTGTACTGGTATGACGCCTCGACGGAACTTGAGCCGCTTGATTTCTTCGCGGAGCAAAGCTGGATCAAGCACCGGCAGACGCTGCGGGGCGGCTCCTGCCGCTATATCGTAGCCGCCCTGACCCAGATGCTCGCCAGCGAGGAACCTCGCTACGACTACGTAGGGCTGTGCGAGAACGATGTCCTGTTGGACGAGGACTGGTTCAACCCGGTCATGTGGTTATTCGAGCAGGGCTACCACGATCACTTAAAAGTGGGGGCGGTCGGGGCGCGGACCTACGAGGATCGCATTCTAATCCAGCGCGACGGTTACGCCGTGATGCACAACCTTGGGGCGGGGCATATCGTCTTCACCCGCGAGGCCGCCAGCCTCGTTCTCAACCAATACCGGACAGGATGGACCGGGGAGAACCGCAAGGTGTTCTCCATGCTCTCCGGGATCGATATCGGCCGGTACTGGGCTTTCAAGGGCCTGGAGCAGATGCTGGTAGCTGATTGGTCTTACGACCGGATGCTGGCGCAGCACGGCATGTGCTCGCTGGCGCTGGTCCCTGCCAAGGCGCATCAACTTGAAGATATCGAGAAGCAGGGGCTTAAGTCCGCTGATAAACCCGTGGATGGGCTGCGTAATGACGACGCCTTCAAGACGTTTTGCGAGCGCACGCATAAGGTCAGGGATGGGTTTTGGTCGCCCCCGGTTACCCCTGGAGCGCGACTGTTCTATGACAATACTTGGACGATCTTTCCGCATCAAATCTTCACTCTGTGCGGCAGCTATAGCGGGGATTGGCGCTTTAAGTGGTCGCTTGGCTGGGGCTGTTTCGCCTGGATGGCAGGTGCGGTTCCCCGACGGCGCAAGTTCAACGGCGGCGGCAATCAGGACATCGACGCCACCACTGCCCCTATGGCCACCATCCCCTGCATAGGACCCATAGACATCGTGGCGTCCGGGGGCGAAGAGGGCGGCAGCGTGAGGGTCGAGGACGAGCTATCCGGCTTCTCCGCAGAGGTTCCGCTGGGGCGGGAGGAGCATACCGGGGTCATGCAACTCGCCGTTCCCGGAGCTTTCGGCTACCGCAATGTAAAGCTCACCGCTCTAACGCCGGGGGTGGTGTTCTACGGTATCCGCTGCCGTGACGCGCAGCCTTACGCCCCGGTCCCCTTTGATTTCTACAGTTTGCCGCCGCTATGACTGAAGATCGAGAGACTGTTCGTATTTGCCAGCACTGTAGGTTCTTCCGTGACAGGGATGGCAAGCGCGTTGACAAACCGGCCTTTGAGGGCGGACCTGCCAATGCGGGCTATTGCTGGCGGTATCCGCCGACCATCTTCTGGAACTCCACGACTGGCTACATCATGCGGGATCGCCCCGTGGTGTCGTCTTGGGAGTGGTGCGGGGAGTATCAATGACTGAGCGCCAGTACCACTTGGAGCTAGTAATCACATTTGAGGATGGGGGAGTAGCTCATTATTCCATGCCAAGTTTTGATCAACTGTATAGTACTTGGGTTAATGTTGAACGGGCACCGATTGTAAAGGTGTTGGTGATGGCGGTGCCAGATGACTGAGCGCAAGTATCTGCCGACCATCGCTGATCTGATTGACCGCCTGTCGATCTCGCTGATGAAGTCGATCTTTATTGATCGGCATTCTTATCAGGCGGAAGTTGAGTTACTCAAAGAAGATGTCCGAAGCTGTATGGTCGAGTGGGCGAAGCAGGAGCGTTACGCCGATCCGGCGCACTTGATTTATCTGTGCATGGTGCTGATGCTCGCCAACCGTTACATCTGGGAGAACGAGGCGATAGCGCGCAAGTCGGGTAAGGGCGGGCGGCTGCGCGCGACCCACAGTGTCAACGGTGTTCGCTCACGCGCCAAGAATGAGATATCAAAAATCTTTGGCGAGCGGATAGATCAGAAGGTCGATTGCCTTGCCGCCGATCTACCGGCAGATTGCGGCGATTGGCATGTCTTCGATTGAAAGCTTGCATCAAATCGTGCGGATTGACGAAGAGACGATGTGGCAGCTTGAGCATGGCGAGGCCGATATCAAGGCAACGCACCCGCTTTATTACTGCCTCTATAAGTCCGGTGCAGTGCGATTATGGCCGCCGCTGATAGACGAGAAGAACGGCATCGATCTGTACTGGGCGTTTCATGGAGAACTGTATGCGGGTTCTGATCACTGGGGGGTGCGGCTTCGTTGGGCGAAGGTTTGTCAAGCACTTCGCCGACTGTGGCGACGAAGTAACCCTGATCGACAACATGATTTCTGGCGTGCCGCTCGAAGATTGAGTTCACAAACCAGAGAAGACCAATAAGCTCAAGGTTCACTTTGCCGATTGTCGCGCTCTGCTCTCTGCCCTGTCGCCTTCCGGCTTTGATCTTGTGGTGCATTGTGCCGCCGTGGTCGGCGGGCGCATGAAGATCGAGGACGACACGCTGGCCGTCGCCACCAGCATGGCGATAGACGCCGAGATGTTTAACTGGATCGTGCGGGCCAAGCGCATGCCCCGGTTGCTCTATTTCTCCTCGCCTGCCGCCTACCCGCCGTCATGGCAGACCAGGGAACGCCACAAGCCGCTGGCGGAAGACATGCTGGACTTCACCGAAAAGAAGGTCGAGCTACCGGATCGAACTTATGGCTTTGCCAAGCTGGCGGGGGAGTATCTGGCGAACTATGCGCTGCATGAGTACGGGTTAGACGTACACGTTTACCGGCCGTTCGGCGGCTACGGCGAGGATCAGAGCTTCGACTATCCGTTCCCGTCGATCATCAAGCGTATCGTCAATGGTGACGACCCGGTCAGGGTGTGGGGGTCGGGCGATCAATGCCGCGACTTTGTCTACATCGATGACGTGGTGCGCTGTGTCGTGGATACTATGGACGCTGCCCCCGGTACGGTGCTCAATATCGGCACCGGGGTCAGCACGTCGTTCCGCGAACTGGCGCATCGCGCCTGCAAGGTCATGGGTGAGGATCGCCTTGTCCGCAACGACCCGGACAAGCCGGAAGGGGTATTCTGGCGGGTGGCCGATATTACCCGTATGGACAGGCACTACACTCCCAGGGTAACACTGGACGATGGCATCGAGCGCGTGGCGCACTACGTCAAGAAGCGCGTTCGTCCGGATTACAGGGTGCGCAATGGGTGATCGTAAGACTGCGGTTCAGTTCCACAATCAAGGCGTGGCCGCCGCTAAGGACAAGTCCGCTTCCACTAATTTAGCCACCGCGTTTCAGTTGTTCGCATCCGCCTGCCACGCCGATCCAACTTGGGCGCACGGCTATTACCAGTACGGCAATAACTTAAGCGAACTGGCCAATTACAAGACTTCGATTGCCGCCTATCACCGCGCCCTGCAATGTCAGATCACCAAACATGAAGAGGCGAGGATATATGCCAATCTAGGATGGTCGCTTTACGTGGATGGTCAGATCGAGGAAAGCCTCAAGGCGCTGAACAGATCGCTGGAGCTAGACGACACTTATCCCGGTACGTGGACCAATCTGTCGCAGTGCTACAGCCTGCTTGACGACGAAGAGAACGCCATCAAGCACGCCAAGCGCGGCTTTGAGCTAGACCCCGACAATCCGGTATCGGAGGCGGCCTATGCGTTCGCGTTATTATTCGGTCGGCGCTTACAGGAAGGGTTTGAACGGTTCGAAATCCGCTTCAAGTGGCGTCTGCATCAGTTCTTGCAGTATCCGTACCCCAAATGGCTGGGAGAACCAGATAAAATTGTCTTTCTGGTTGCTGACCAAGGTTTCGGAGATACATTATGTTTTGCCCGTTTCGTCCACGCCGCATCGAAACGGGCGAAGTTCATTCATGCTTACGTTCAGCCGGAACTGATGCGGCTGTTCATGCATGCGTTCGTGGATATTCCTAACATAAACTTGTTGCCGTTCGGGTCGTCATTCCCGCAGGCTGACGCCTGGACTACGTTTGTCAGCCTGCCGTTTGCGTTGAGGTTGAGCGATGAAGAGATCAGGGCGGCGAAGCAAATCTCTTACCCGGTGCTCCACCTACCGACAACGTGGATGGTGCCCGACCAGAAGCTTCATATTGGCATTCAGTGGGGAGGGTCTAAGCTCAATGACATCGATAAGTACCGCACTATCCCTGTCGAGTATTTTCTGGAATTATGCCGCGTGCCAGGGGTGCATCTCTACTCTATCCAAGTCGGCGAGCATGCCGAAGAAGCCAATGCCATCGGCGCTCATGCACTTATTAAGAACCTCTCGCCATACATCAGAGACGTTTGCGATACCGTATCCCTCTTGCGGGATTTGGATTTAGTGATCTGTTGCGAGAGCGCGCTGGGTCATATCTGCGCGATGGTCAAGAAGGAATGCTGGATCGCCTCGTCGTTCCAGGGCCGTGATTACCGTATCGGCCACCGCGCCGATGACATGCTGTGGTCGCCCCGCCATAGGGTATTCCGCCAAGGCAAGGACCGGCAGTGGGGTCCGGTGTTCAATCGCATAGTTGAGGCACTCAATGAACGGGTTGGTGCGGGGGAAAAACAAGATCGACTTCAAGGTCAACGGGCGGCAGTTCTCGTTTGAAATGACCTATGACGCAGACAATGTCTGCGACACTGATCTTGTCTCCGAGATCGAAAATCTGGGCATCTGCGAACCGGAAGTGGTGTGCGCGATGGAACGCATCGTGCGCGCGGGCGACACCGTGATAGACGGCGGCGCTAACATCGGTTTCTTCACCCTCTATCTCGCCCAACTGGTTGGGCCTAAAGGCAAGGTGATTGCCATCGAGCCGGGGCAGAATAACATTTGGAAGCTGGAAGAGAATGTAAGACTGAACGGTCTTAAGAATGTTCAGATCGTTCGCAAGCCGTTATGGAAGAACCACGATCCGGTGACGCTCTACATGCGTGCGCAGGGTGGGCGTAATTCGCTGTTTCCCGGCGAGAGCTATGGGGCCGTCGAGATGGAGCCGATTACCTTGCTCGATATAGGTCCAGCCCGCATGGCAAAGCTGGATATCGAGGGGGCGGAAGTGGCGGCGATAGATAACTATGAGGGCATACCGTTCTTTATTTGCGAGATGAACGAGAAAGCGCTTGCAGCTATGGGTAGGACGCAGCATGACTTGCGCGACCGCAACATGGCAACGTTTCTGTTGCAAAACAATGGCAACCTCCCGATGCTGGTCCCACCCGATACCAAGATTGTTACCGACCGCCAGAACGTAAATATCCTGTTGTCCACGGTTGCGGATGTGGCCAGCGCATGGCCAGAGGTTAGGATATGACCGCGCTGTGGTTTTGGGAGCTACCGCGTGAGGCTATGGGCGTTTGGGCACCCATTTACAGTGGGTTTCCTGATTACGCTCATGGTAAATTTACTTGGCCTCATCGAGAGCCAATCGCTTGGGTGAGGATCATATGACTGACGAGCAGTTCTTCCAGCTATTCCCCGGCCGCAACTATCGCATCCGCAAGCCAGCAATGGAGTTGATCAAGACTAAGCAGAGGGCAATGCTTTATGTGGATGAATGTGAAGCGGAGTTTTTGGCTCTTGGCCCACACAATAAGGATCGACGCCGCCTTATCCTTTATCGCATTCCGCCTGATAGTCCTTGGTACAATCCTGAGAAGCCGCCGATATTGAAGGTGCCAATGTTGGCGTTTGCTGATGAAACCATCGAGGATGATGACGCAACCTTAGCGCCGATCCTGCACGGCATCATGGAGGATGCGAGGAAGCGCTATGGCTAGCTTCGCCGGTATATGTCGTGGAGGACCGTGGGATGGCCAGCAATATGAACATTGGTCGGACAAGCTGATATTGTTTAATCAATCGGCCGTTGATTTTAATAACGCTAGAGAGCCTTGGGAAAATCACGCCGTAGAATGCATTGGCGAGTACCGTTTAATCTTCGGCCAATGGATTTGGCACAATGAGGATCGTTTGCTGTATGGCTAGTTTCGAGCAAGATGTGTACTCGTCCATGGCGCAGTCCGTCTCGTATGACGCCGACAGTCGGACTATGATCATCACCTACAACTCAGGCAAGGCTTACGCCTATGCTGGCGTTCCTGAAGACGTGGCTAGAGATACGGCGAATGCGCCAAGCGTCGGTGAGTACATCAATGAGAACATCAAAGGTCGTTACAGCTATCGTCGTCTCTGAGACGATGAGAAAGCTGGGACGTGACGCTATGATCCGCAAGCAATGGGCGGCGGCGGAGTGTTACGGTTTATCGTTCACGCGGTTATCACGGGAAGCGTTCGATGAAGCTAAGCGAGCCGTTTACGGAAATGGCGGCGAAGATCGAGCTTAACGGTGAAGGCAGTTTCGGTGGCGCTGTGGTTATTGTGCCCCCGGACGGCGATCCGATTATCTCAGAATTAAGCGTCAATCCCAGCGCTGATGTCTTGCGGTTCTGGGCCAAGCTGAAGACGGAAGTGGATGGGCTGTGCCAGCAATTGGACGAGCGAGCGCGCAATCAGCAGGCGTTCCGGGGGATGCGCTAGAGATGCAGCGCGCCGGGCAGCATCTTCAATAGCGGGATCAGGACGTAGAACAGGACAATCGCTACCACGGCGATGATTAGGATCACGTCTACGACCTGCTTGATCCAGGCGTCCATGGGGATCAAGCCAAGGATCAATCGCACCGCCCACAGGATGAAACCCGCGACTATTAAGGCTATGATGATCTGGATTAGCGTCGCCATCATGCCCTGATAACCTTGCCCTATGCCCTACGGTTCCAAGAACGTCGTGTCCGACACCAACGGTTCCGTTCTGGACCCGCTGATGCCGATTGGCCGGTGATGAAGGGCGGCAAGCAAGTGGGGCGGGTGCCGTCGTGGGTGGCAAAATCGCATGTGTCGCGAACAAGCAAACAAGAAGAACAAGACGCGCGCTACCTTGATGCGCGCGCTTGGCGGCGGTGCTGACGTGCTGCCGATCACACCGAAGGGCGAGTGATGCCGGGCTGGAGCAAGCAGAAGCGCCGGATCATGGAACGCGGCTTCTATGCGTTCCTGGCCCGCACCTACGTCAACTCCAAGGAGTACGGGAGGATATGTCTTGGTGAAAGACTTTACGCAGGACAACGACAATTTATCCGATCAGTGTTCGACGCGCTGGAGCAAGACAAGCACAAAGTCTTTGTCCTCAAATCCCGACAGTTGGGACTGTCAACTATTTCGCGCGCTCTGTCCGCTTTCTACATCGGCATGCACGACGGAATGCAAGGGGCTCTGGTATTCGATACGATGCCCCATCGCGATAGCGCTCGTATCGAACTCGGTAAGCTGATCAGAAATCTCGACCCCTCTCTGAAGTTTCCACGAGTTCTGGGAGTAGGCGGATCAGGCAACCGGGACAGCCTTCAACTAGAAAATGACGCCCGCATCTTGTTCCTGTCAGCCGGTACACAACAACGGACAACTTCCGGCACCTTGGGCAGGTCTGAGGGCCTAACAATGGCTCACCTGTCCGAATTGTGCTCCTACGATAATCCGGAGGGTCTGAAGGCATTTGAGCAATCCATGTCGGAGTTCCACCCCGACCGCCTCTACATCTACGAAAGCACTGCGCGCGGCTACAATCAATGGAAGGACATGTGGGACGATGCCTGCGCCGATACTTCCCATTGCCAGACCCTGTTCCTGGGATGGTGGTCGCGGGAGGACCAGCGGATCGAACAGGGCGATGGCGACTTTGAGATATACGGCAGGGAACCGCCATCGCAGCGCGAGCGGGAGCGCATGAATGAAGTCCGCAATCAATACGGCGTTGAGATCACGCCTGAACAGCTTGCTTGGATACGTCGCAAGGTCGATCCAACTGCGCGACCCGATGGCGACACCGATGCCGGGTTTGAAGCCGAAGACAACGTCATGCTCGCCGAACAAGCCTGGACCGCCGAAGAGGCGTTTCAGCAGACTGGCTCAAAGTTCTTCGGTGCGAAGGCGCTTACTCAAATAACCCGCAGGAACGCCAGTAATAAATTCAAGGCTTACATGTACTGGGCGGGAGAGGAGTTTCCACCTCGTATCTTCCATGCCGAAAACCTAAAGATGACCGAACTGAAGGTCTGGGAGGAGCCTGATCCGGATGGCGAATATGTTCTGTCGTGCGATCCGGCCTATGGGGAGAACGAAGAAAATGACAACTCGGCGATACAGGTCTGCCGATGTTACGCGGACGGTCTTGATCAGGTCGCAGAGTACTCATGGCCCTTGGTTACCACTTACCAACTTGCTTGGGTCATTGCGTCACTCCTTGGGTGGTACGGTCAAGGTCGAGCCCAAATTCGCTACATACTGGAACTTAATGGACCCGGAACCGCCGTCTTCAACGAACTCAAGAACCTGAAGGGCAAGGTTGAGGCCCGCCACGCCGCAGGCGATGACGAGAAGGGCCTTGCCGACATCTTCCGCAACGTAAGAACATACATTTACAACCGGGCTGATGCGCTGGGTGCGGGCTATAACTACCACTGGAAAACCAACATCAGCCTCAAGGTCACGGTGATGGAGCGGCTGCGTGACTTTGTCGGCAATGGCAAGCTGCGGGTCCGCTCGTTCGCTACGCTGAATGAAATGAAGTCGATAGCGCGGGAGGGGGACAGCATCTCTGCGCCAAGGGGCATGCGCGACGACCGCACCTTCGCCATGGCTCTGGCGGTCCATTACTGGGAAACCAAGATCGCTAATCAACTGGTCGTCCAGAAGCGCACCCGCGAGGCGGAAGCGGCCAAGCGGCGGCTATCCATAATTGACCAAGCGCAACTGTTTAATCAAAATCACTTGGAGATGTTCTTTTCTGCCAAGCGGCAGCGGCGTAACACCTTGCACGCGCAGATGCTGCGCCAGTCTTGGCGGACCCAGGGCAGGCGGTATTAAATGAAAACCCCGGCAAATGTGGCGTGCCGGGGCTTCCGAAAACGACCAGCTTGGCGGCAAGGTCAAGCGGAGATTTACTCCGGATGGAAACGGTGGTCAAGGTGCGGGTCCAGTGCCCAGAATGCGCCAATAAGTTCTACAGCAAGACGGTTTACGGGGTCTGCCCGTTCTGCGGCCATGAAGCAGAGGAACCGGACGATACTGTTATACCTATGCCCTCGCTACGTTCTGCAACCACCAAGGCGACGGACAAGGTCTACCGGGACATGGAAACGGCGTCGATCCACCGCGCCGAAGAGGCGGCGCGGGTGGCTGGGGTGCCCGTTTCTGAAATGTCCCATCTCAAGATAACCAATCTCCGCGACAACGTGCATGAGGGCGAGACATACGCCATGCCGGTGCGCAATGCTGTTACGGATAGGATGGATCAGATGCGGGCGGCAGGACAGCAGGCCGGGTTTGTCGATGGCAGCGGATTTGCCGCTAACGTCAACCAGGGCTATGCGCCTCGATCCGGGGCGGGTGTCTTGGATAAGATCAATCCGAATGCGCGGTCCAATAAGCTTGGGGCTACGTTCAAATGATCCCAGAGGGCATACCGGAGCGTAAACGCGATCTCCTTGCCAAGACAGAGGAGTGGGTGGAGCAGTGCCGCGCCAGCCAGGGCATGCGGGCGGCCTACTACCGCACCATGAATGCGCTGTGCGAGACAGGGCGCTATGACGGCACCAAGTCGCTGATCAACATGCTGCACAAGGCGGTGGATGAAACCGCTGCGCATCTGTTCTCTCCGGTAGAACTCAAGTTCTCGATGGACTTTGAGCGCCCGTACCCCAGGCAAATCTATCAGCGCGGGCACGAAGCGGCGAAGGGCGTCACCCGCATCTGGGAGCGTAACTCGACGGATATTGCGTTCGGGCGCGGTGTCTTTGAGAGCCTCAAATACGGCGCTGCGCTGATGAAGCAGTTCGTCAGCTACGAGGGTGACGACGAACATCCGGTCTACCACGATAAGATCGTCATGCCATGGAACTTCGGGGTCTGGCGCGAGGACGAGAACAAGATCGACCGGCAAGAGATACTGTGTGAGACTTCTACTCTAACAGGCCCGGAGGTCTGGCAGCGTATCTGGCGCATGCCGAACGCCGAGAAGCTCTACACACGGATTATGACCCACGCCCGCGCCGGTCAGGCGACAGGCGAGCCGTCAAGCTTCTTCCATCAGGTGTTATCGACCTCGCAGATCAATACCGGCATCCAGAGCATGGTGTCGCCGGTTCCCGGCGGCATCGTGCAACTCAACAATGATCCGAACTATTCCTTGATGGGGCCGGTGGTCGCCGCTGCGCTCGTCATCATGCACGAGCTATGGGTGAAAGATGAACATGACTACACCACCATCCAACTTATCGAGCCAGACATCATCGTCACCCCCCACATGGACGGGGACGTTGTGTTCCGGAAGGGTAATCTTTTGGGACGTGGTAGTGGATTACAGCCTTACCGACTTATCCAACCCAACGAAACCACGGGATGGTTCTGGGGACGCTCAGAGCTAGTCGATCTGATCGAGCCGCAGGCATTGCTCTCGCAATGGTGCGAAGACCTCAAGCGCATGTACGGCTTGCAGGTTGACAAACTGATCTTCTTTGCCGGTGACACGACAATCACGGACGAACTCTACGCCCAGTTCCGCGCTGCCGGTTACGGCAGTCTGGGGCAAGGAGCGACGGTCAACGATCTGACGCCGAAGATACCGCCGGAAGCGTTGGAGTTGCTTCAGTGGATACAGGAGCAGATCAACATCCTGCGCGGGTTCCCCAAGATCATGCAGGGCCAGGGCGAGCAAGGCGTGCGCGCGGGCAGTCACGCTAACATGCTGATGAAGACCGCCTCGCCGACGTTGCGGGATCGTGCCCTGATCATCGAACGGCAGTGCGCGGAGTGCGCCGACCTCACCGCTTCGCTGCGCGAGCTAAAGGATGAGAGCTTCTATTGGACGAGCGCGGCCGATCCTGTCGTGGAGAACATCGAGAAGACCAAGTTTCTGTTGAGCGACTTGCCCGCCGATTGGCGCATTACGGTAGACAGCCACTCTTCGTCGCCGATCTTCTCCGACGAGAATACGCAGTTGGTCATGGCCGCTCACCAGCGCGGGATTGTGGACGATGATTACGTGATCGATAATACCGCGCTGCCGAACAAGGAGATTGCCAAGCTGGGCAACAAGGAGCGCAAGGATCAACAGCGCCAGATGTTCCAGCAGATGCAACAGCAGCATCCGCAATTGGCTGAGAAGCTGATGGAGAAGCAGCTAACCGGCGGGAAACACAAGTAATGGCGACCGATCCCAAAGCAGGCGGCCAGCCGGGTGGGATAGCGCAAGCTAATCCGCAGTTTGGGAGCTTGCCCGTCAGCCAGCAGGTTGGCGACGGCGGCGGGTTTCTTCACCCAATGGAAGCAGCGATGCAGCGCAACCAAGCCAACCGGTCGCAGATGTTCGGCTTTGGCGATAAGCGCGGTCAACCGTTTGGCAGAGAGAATTTCGATATCAATACGTTTCTAACCGGATTGCCCCCGGCCGCCATGAGCCAGTTTCAGAACTCATTCAATACTTTTGATAACCTTCCCATGCAGCAACAATTGAGTTGGATGGCTAATCTGTTCGGCGGCAATAATGCGGCTTGGCAGAAAATTATCGACGGCTTCGGCGGGGGCGTCGGTGCGCAGCCTACTGGCGGAATGCTCCGTTAGGACCAAACGGGCTAATGACGGAAGGTGCTCCCTGCGCTCGCGCCATCTGCATTAGATACGGCCCGATAGCCGGGTCCGCCTTGCCCATGTTGTTGGCTTCAATCTGTACCCGCATCTGATGCAGGCCGCGCTCGATATGCGCGAGCTTGGACTTGGTCATGTCCTCAAACATCACGCCTTGAATGCTGTCGCGCTTGATCGAGATGTGCTGACCGTAGTCGTCAGTCATATCGAAGCTCTGGCTCTCAAAAGTAGCCGGGTTCTTGAGACTGACGACAGCCTCGTTGAACGCCTCTTGGGTCTTAAACAGCAGCGTCCACGGAACGGCTGATGCGCCGAACACGATTGTCATTGAGAACATTTCGCTTCCTCTTACGGCTTGGCCGCAGTGTCTTGAACGGCTTTGAAGCTTGCGCCCACTCTAGGAATTGCTGTGTAGGAAATCGAATGATGCGTCCGATCCGGCATATCGGTGGTCCGCCTTTGTTGCGCGGTATGCGCGCCATTTCCCAGACCGAACTGTCGCTGATGCGAAAATAATGTGCGACTTCCTTCACCCCCCACATCGGTAAATCTTCAAGCTTCGCCATGCGGTGTCACACAGTAGTCGGCAGGAGCGTGTCAAACCGTACAGAGCACTACTAGCCTTTGTCAACTTGCCGGATAATTCTCCCAAATGTTGCGGCGGTGTAGCCGTTAACCGGCAGGGCTGATCGCTCGCCCTGACAATATGGAGTGACCCGATGGAACTCGTTAGAAATCGGCGCGGTCGTAAGCACCGTCGCAGATAACCCTCTCTGGGTGGAAAACGCGGCGGGTCTGCGGGAAGCGATCCGCCGCTTTTGTTGCTGATACGATGCCTCAACTTGCACCACCTGTTGCCGGAAGACCGACACCCGCGCCCGGCGCGGGTGGTGCTCCTATGGGGTCAACGAGTGCAACGTCGCCTACGCCAAATCGCGGTGGCGAGGCGGCGGCGATCCAAGTTCTCGGCAATGTCAGTCAGCTTTTGACGCACGCCTTGTCGCAAGCAGGAGCGACTTCAGAACTGGGGCAGAAAATTCACAAGTTGCTTGGTGATGTAATAAAATTAGCTCCTCCCGGTAGCTCATCGCCTGCGGGGCAGAAGAACGTCATGGATCAAGCGCAGATGCGCAATGCCCAGCAGAACCAGATGGCTCAATCGTTACGCGCTCAAGCGATGAAGCAACAAGCCGGTGGTGGCGGTGGTGGTCCTCCGGGAGCAGGCGGCCCACCCGGAATGGCGGCTTAAATGGATATCTTTGAAAATCTCAATCATCGCGGACTGATCTACAACGGTGGCAAACCCATGCGCGCGTTGCAGGCACCCGATGAGGGCAGCGGCGATCTTTACGGCTTTCTTGATCAAGGCGGTTTTGGCAGTCAGCACAGCCAGGACTTTGATCGCAACGTCCGCAATCTTCCCAATCGAAACTTAGGAGCCAAGACATGAGCAACCTGAACATCTTTCAGAACAGCGCGAAGTCCATCCCGGAAAGCGACGAACAAATTGTTCGCGTCGATCTGATGCAAGCCGACATCGGCGGTCGGCACAGTCATCTTCCGGCAACGCACATCTCCAAGGAACTGCCGATCTCGCACGTTCCGAATGCCAGCACGTCTCCTGGCGGGTCCAAATAAATGGCCAAGATCGAAGTAGACGAGGAGCAATGGAATTTGGGTCAGCGTACTCTGGCGACGATGCGAAAGATTGCATCGAACCCGAAGAACGCGCGTGCGCTGGAGACGATGCACAAAGAGATCGACCCCAACGTCTCTACACCATTGGCCGATGCCGACAAGATCGCCAACGAACGTGTCAGCACGCTCGAAAAGCAACTCGCGGACATGAGGAAAGAAAATGAAGACCAGAGAAAGAAGGACGAAGAGGAAAGGTCGCAGGGGCTACTGAGGTCCAAATGGGAGACTGGTCGCCAGAAACTTAAGGACCAGGGCTTCTCTGACGCGGCTATCGACAAGATCGAAAAAGAGATCATGGAGCCGAAGGGCATCATCGACCACGAAGACGCCCTTACCATTTGGGAAAAGAAGAACCCGCCGCCCGCGCCGACCATGCCCGGCGGTGTCGGGTCTTGGAACTTCCTCGAAACATCACCCGAAGACAAAGACAGTGACATCAAGCGTCTGATCGACACCCGTGGCAATAGCGATGTGCTCACGGACAAGATGGCGCGCGATGCGCTCACCGATTTTCGCCAGCAGGTCGCACAAGCGAACAGGCGGAGGTAGAGGAGAATAGAAGATGCCGCTCCCCGGTATTGGCGCAGTTCCCGCTGCGGGTTCGCTCTATAACGAGCTTTCCGCAGTTACCCGCCGCGCATTTGTGCCCCGGCTGTTTGTCCAAATCTACTTCGGCTCGCCGTCTCTGTACTACATGATCGGCAATGCCCAGCGCGCGGCAGGCGGCCTCAACCAGATCACCATCCCGGCCCAAGGGCAGAGCATGGTGCAAGGCCAGTTCGTCGGCTACGGCGGCGGCTTTAACAGCCCCGTCATCACGCCGGGGATACAGAACCTTCAGTTCGCTCTGTATTACTGGGTAGTCCCGGTTCCGCTGCCGTTCGGCGAAACCGTGATCCAGGCGACCGACCGGGAGATTTCTCTCCTCAAGGCCCGCATGAACGACGTGTATGCGGTTACCCGCCAGAACATGGCGCGGTTGCTCTATACCAACAACACGACCAATGCCCTTCTCCCGGATAGCTTCCTGAACGCCTTCGACAACGGGGTGAACTTTCCGACCTACGGCGGCATCAATCGTACCGCTCAAGGCAACAGCGCGTTCCAGGGGCAACTGATCAATCTGGCGGCTGGGGCGTACAGCACGGCCACGGTATCGACGCTTGGCTTTAACCGCTCGACCATGGCGACCTTCATGGCGCAGGTCACGGATGCAGCCGGTGGCGAGGCTCCAACCTTCGTCGTCATGTCGCCCGGCGACTACGCCACGCTGAACAACAGCTTTATCGGGATCGAGCAGTTGAACCCGGTGGTCGGCAATCCGTACACCATGGACACCCAGGTCCGGACCAGCTTCCCGAACCTCGTCGTATCGGGGGTGCCGGTCTTCAATGATCACTTCTGTCCCAAGGGGCAGATATTCGCCGTCAATTGCAAGTACACGGCAATGTACCTGTCAGAGGACGCAGCCTTTGATTTCAGTGGCTTCTATAGCCTTGTCCCCCTTGGACAAATCGGTCAGCAGGGGGTGACCGTCGTCGGCTACGAGGTCTGTACCGGCAAACCGTCCGCCAATGCCACGACGACCGGTACGCTTGGCGGCGCGCAGTTCTAGGTAGAGGAGAGAGAACACAATGCCCGGCCCGCTCGCAGGTCCTGGACAGGGCCTTCAGTATCCGCAGAACCTCTATCCTTCGGAACTGGCCAACTCGCCCTACGACGCCTCATCGAACAAGGTCGCCTTGGCTGGCGGTCAGTCGTTCGTCATCCCGCGCGGCGACTGGATCATCACGGAGGGCATGTATTGCGTTCTCCAGTATCTCGATCCGGTCACCAATGCCTGGAGCAATGCGGCATCGTGTGCGTGGGAGCCCGGTCACCGGATTATCGCCTCTGACGGGTTTTCTGTCCGCATCGCCAATATGACCGGTTGTCCGGTCGCGGCGACGATCATCCAGTACGGGGGCGGCTGGGTGCAGTCCTCGACCACTATCGGAGTTACCGGTGGCGGCGGCTCGACTTGGGCACCGATTGTCGGTGGCCAATTGGGCAACGCAACCGTTACGGCGGCGGGGGCGGGCTATGGTGTGGCTCCCCTGGTCTTTATCCCGCCGCCCCCTAACAACGAAACCAATCCGAACGGCATCGGTGGTATCCAGGCGTCTGGATGGGCCGCCATCGCGTCCGGTACGGTTTCCGGCTTCACCTTCAACAATCCGGGCGCAGGGTATCCGACCGCTCCAACCGTGGTTGTGGTGCCGTCGCCGTTCGATCCCAATCTTGCGACCGGCATTACGGCGGCGACAATTACGGTCCAGACAGTGGGTTCTGGGTCGATTACAGCCGTTATTTGCACCAATAACGGCAACACGCTCACGCCGGGCAACCTCACCTTGACACCTGCGGGTGTCGGCTCCAATGCCACCATCGCGCCGGTCTTTATGATGACCACGACGGCAGTCAGCTTGTCCGGTACGGGAACCGGCTGGGGCACGTTGGGCGCTGGTGTGACCTCGACCGGCGGCGCTCCCAGCGTGGGCACGATCACCAATGGTCCGGACTTCCTGCACTTGACGTTCAAGCCGCGCCCGTTACAGGCGACCACGACCGTTACCGCGCTTGGCACGGTGGCGGCGCAGCTTGCGACCATCATTGACGGCGGGCTGTTTGAAGGCACACCGCAGCCGTCGCAGCAGGCAGGCGGTGCGGCAGGAACGCCGGTTGGCTCGACCATCGCGCTGACCATGGGCACGACCCAGGACATCTTCGTGATCCAGCCGCTGAAGAACTGATGGTAAAGACGAACCCGACCTACTCTATCGGCACGACTGCTATCCGGGAGAAGAACCCCTTCAACGTCGTGGTGACGCTCCCGGACATTGATGCCGATGGCAATACCTGCGCGCAGACGTTTACTGCGCTGCAAATGGTCATGCGAACCGGCAATCAGGTTTTGTGTAAGAGAGCCGATGGATCGCAGGCTTGGTATACTATCGATGCAGAACGCTCACGACCCAATTTAATTTATGTGAAGCGCGTATCATAATACGGCACAGGAGCCTGTGCCGTGCTGACCTCGTACATCACCCAGACCCAGCGGTTGCTCCAGAACCCCGGAGCGCCGACTACGCTCTATTCCACGGCGGACATCACCTATTACGTGAACGTCGCCAGGGGGCAGCTTGCGGGCGAGGCGCAGTGCGTTCGTGTCCAGGGTACGATCCCCACAATCCTGAACCAGCGGAACTATAATTTCTCTGGTCTTAGTCTTGGCGGAACTCCATCCGTAACTGGTGTTCAAGGCATCATCCATATCCGGGCGATCCGCTACGCCATTGCGCAGGGGTTCAAGTGGATCGAGCCGCGCTCCTGGCCATGGTTCGACCTGTACCACATGAACAATCCGGTGCCGGTTCCGGGACCTCCAGCCGTCTGGGCGCAGTACGCGCAAGGGTCGGCGGGACTGGGCTCCATTACCGGCATAGGCACCGGGGCCATGGGGACTGGCAGCTTCTTTATCGATCCGATCCCGGACGGGATTTATACCCTGACCTGCGATTGTGTCTGCTACCCGATAGCACTGGCGGCAGATACTGACTTCGAAGCCATCCCGTATCTGTGGACGGATGCGGTGCCGTTCTATGCCGCCTACTACGCCTTGCTGTCGGCGCAGACATCGGCGCGCATGGCAGAGGCGGAGCGCTATTATCAGTACTACACGCAGTTTGTGCAGCGTGCCCGCGTTGCTGCGACCCCGGATGTCAACAAGTATCTTTACGAGCAGGTGCCCGATCCGACCGCGCTTAATCAGATGGGCTTGCCGTCAGGCGGGCGTGGAGCGGCGGCATGACCACGACCTTGTTCGATCACATGAAGATGACCCAGCAGTTCATTGGTGATCAGAACCAAGCGCGCATCGCTCCGGATAACCTCAAGCGCTATGTCAATCGCGGGCGGCGCAAGATTGCCAGCCAGTGTCAATGCATCCGGATCAAGAGTTCGATCAGCGGCCAGATTTTGAGTTGGACCGTCAATACCCAGGGCAGCAATTACTCGGCTTCTCCAGTTCTGAACATCACGCCCCCGGACTTTCCGTCCGGGCAGTTGCCGTTCCCTAACGGTGATCAGGCGGTAGCGTCGGCCGTTGTGGTTGGCGGCCACATCACTTCGATCAATAACAGTTACGGCGGCTACGGCTATTTCCAGCCGCAGATGACGATCATCGATCCGACCGGCTCCGGGGCAACTGCCGTGCCGGTTGTGTCATTCGTTCTGACGTTGAACAGAGGCCAGGAGGTGTATCCGTTTAGCTCGGTCGATCTGACGGAGTTTCCCGGCGTGGCGTCGGTTTATGGCGTGCGCGGTGTGAGCATCATCTACGCCAACTATCGCTACTCGCTGCCGATGTACTCGTTCTCGACTTATCAGGCGATGATCCGGCAGTATCCGTTTCAGTATCAGTACGTTCCCACGTTCTGTTCGCAGTACGGCCAGGGCACGCTGGGCTCGCTCTATGTTTACCCGCTGCCGTCTCAGACCTATCAGATGGAATGGGACATGCAGTGCCTGCCGCAAGACCTGACGGATGACCAGAGCGTCGAGATCATTCAATCGCCATGGGATGAGTTGCCGCCATACTGGGCCGCTTCGATGGCCTATCAGGAACTTCAGAACCTCAACGCCAGCAAGTATTACCTCGACCTCTATAACAAGCTGGCGGTGGACTACTCTGGCGAGGCGCGCATCGGGCGGGTCGTGAACCCATACGGGAGATACTGATCTGGTATTTGGTGTATGCGCCGTTAGGAGATTTGACCATGCTAGCTCCCACGATACGACGGTTCAGTTCGGCCGATCTGACCACCAATGCTGGCTGGATCATGCAGAAGCTGCGGGCGCGCTATCCCAGTAAGAGCGAAGTGACGCTGGCGAACTGGCTGCGCATGGCGGCTAATCGCAACGACATTCTGTTTATCCGAACCGACTGGGCCATAGCGCTGGCGGAAGTCGTGGTGCTCGATCTGATGGACGAGCATCCGGTTGTTTACGAACGGTTTGTCTGGTGCAGGGATCGCACCAACATCAATCACGTCGAGCAGGCGGCATCGCTTTACGAAGAGATCAAGCGCTGGGCCAAATCGATGTCGGTAGAAAAAGTTGTTGTTGGTGTGTCAACTGATGTGCCGACCCAGCACATCAAAGAATGTTTCCGTAAATTGTTCACTGAAGAAATAACATTTGCGAGGGTGTAAGTGCCCCCGCAACAACGACAGCAGCAGGATCAGGGCGACGGTGGCTCGCTAAGGCCGGGGCCTCCCCCGCTAGCTTGCGAACTATTCCAGGGCATAAACACTTCGACAACGCGGGCGGGTGTTCCCGATCAGCAGATGTTCTGGTGCGACGGTTTCATGCCGGTTGCACCGCGCAATCTCCGTGTTCTGCCCGGCATCGGCGCAGCGCTGTTCACCGCAGCCAATCCGCCAAACGTCGTCTGTTTTGATTTCTATAACATTGGTAGCACGCCCTACGCGGTCGTGTTTTTGTCGGACGGGTCGGTAGTGCAGGTCACCGCTCCCGGCGGAGTTGTGACAACAATCCTTGCTGCTGGGAGTATCGCTAATCCTGTCATTACTCAGGTTGGGGTTGCTCAGTATGGAAGCCAATATCTGATTATCGTCGCCAATCAACCGAACGGTTATTGGGTATGGGATGGAGTACATCTTTTTACGGCAGGCACGTTAGCTCCGACAATTACGTTAACCAATCCCGGCAGCGCTTATGTATCAAGTCCGTCAGTACAGTTCTCTGGCGGCAGCGGCAGCGGCGCGGCAGCATCGGCGAGCATTGCCAATGGTTCGGTTACTAATATTGCCATCACCAATCCCGGCAGTGGCTATCAGGCTGGAGACGTAGTCACGGTAACGCTTGTCGGCGGCACTCAGGCTGGATCGGGCGCAGCGCTGACGGCGGTTTTATCTTCGGCTCCCGGCGGCTCCGGAGCGAATATCACGATTACTTGGGGGCTGGTGTTCAGCGCTCCCAACGTCAAAGGCTACTACATTCAATCCATCAACATTATTAGTGGCGGGTCCGGATATTCGAGTTTAGCGACTGCGACTTGGCATACGCCGAGTGGATTTAACGATTTTTGGAATACCACTGGCGGTGTTCCGCCATCGATCTCTTTGACCGTTACTGGAGGAGTAATTACGGGAGTTACTATCAATCCGCTTGGTAGTCCTAGCAATAACATTTGGGACACCGGCGACAATAAGTTCCCCACCATCACGGTTTCTGATCCTGTCCATTTTACCGTTACCAGCGTTACCGGTACTCCGACCGGGACCAATTACAGCCCGTCAACCACCATTACTGCGAGTGGTGGCGGCAGTGGGTCTGGCGAAGTCCAGGCGGTTATCACTCCGGTTATTGTTGGTGGCGTTATTACGGGAACGACAATTCAGAGCGGGGGCGTTTATGACACCAATGTTGCCCCGACATTGACGGTGAACGATGTCGCGATAACGGCTACGGCTACGGCGTCTTTGATGCCGTTCGGTCTTCGGGGAACTTGCGTCGAGACTTATGCAGGGCACGTTTGGATAGCGAACGGTCCTACGATCACGTTTAGCGCGCCCGGTTCAGTAAGTAACTTTGCCACTTCTGCTGGCGGCGGGACGTTTACGTCGTCCGATAGCTTCTTGCGCGTAGGCTATACACGCCTGCTACAGACCAATGGGTTCTTGTTTCTGATCGGCGATAGCTCGATGAACTATATCTCCGGAGTGCAAACCAACACTCCGCAGGGCGGCAATCCGACGACGACATTCACCAACAACAACTCCGATCCTGAAGATGGGACGCCTTATCCGGCATCAGTGACGACGCTGGGCACTGACATCTTCATGGCGAACCAGAACGGAGTTTATGTTTCGACTGGCGGTACGTTTCAGAAAAAGTCGGAGCCGTTGGATGGCGTCTACAACTCCGCAGCGGATACCTTTGCTGGATTGCAGCTATCGTCGGCCAAGGACCTGATTTTCGGCAAAGTGGTCTATATGGTTTTGGTGCCGATTATCGATCCGGTGTCCAAAACTACGCGCAATAAACTATTCATGTTCAATGAAAAGTATTGGTGGTCGTCAGAACAAGACGTGACGCTTACGTTTATTCAGGCGCAAGAGTTTAATTCGGTATTCCAGTCCTACGGCACGGACGGAACGCACATTTATCCACTGTTCACCACGCCGTCTGTTGGTTTCACCAAGACAATGCAGACCAAGCTGTGGGATGCGCCAGCCGGTTATGATTTTACCAAGACCTCGACCAATCTGTTCGCCATTGCTCAGTTCCAGGGCGCGGCACAACTGACCTACAACGTCTATGTCGATAACGAAAAGGGGGCGACCGGTCGCGCAGGACCCTATGTGCACGCTGGAGTTACGGGAGACAACGAGACGTTCTCCATAATGCCGCCAACTGCCGTGGCGCAGATGGGAGTGCTGACCGGGATGACGGTACAGACCACTGCGGACGATCTCCAGATCGTCTCGATAGCGCTACAGGACCAAATCGTGGGGTATCGCGCATGAGTTTGCCGTTTCTATACAGCCAGCCGCGAACCCCAGAGGATTGGCAGTCTTGGGCGTTCAACCATGCCGCTAATCACTATGATTGGATACCGGCAGCGGGCGCGGTCAAGAAGGTTTTCGGCTTCCAGCAGTTCGTTCTTAGCCCTATCGACCCCGATGATTTAGGGATGTGGCTCTACAACCACCAAGTAGCACATGATCAGATCAATGCCGCGCTTGGGACTACCGGGTACAATTTGCTAGAGATGGATTGGCGAGACGAGGACCAGTTCGCGATGTGGCTTCGCCTTAATGCCACAGAGCATCAACGCATAAGCGCAGCGTTGGGAGTTGGCTGATGAGCTTCCTTAGTGACCTGTTCCACGGCAATTTTGGCAACTTGGGCGAGGACCTTGCCCCGTCGAACATATTTAAGGATTTCGGTTCCTCGTTCTCCAATCAACCGACTTGGGCCAAAGCCCTGGAAATCGCCCTTCCTGCGGTGGCGCTGGGAGGGGTAGGGCTTGGTGCATTGGCGGATGTAGGCGTTGGCGCAGCCGCAGAGGGCGGGTTGGCGGCTGCGGAGACGGCGGGGGCCGGGGCGGGCGAACTTGGTGGGCTGACAGCCGCCGATGTGACATTTGCTGACCCAGAAATGATGGCTGCGATGACCGGAGAGGCGGCTATACCGGCTGATGTAACCGCCCCAGCGGTATCTACCGCCACGCCCGGACTTGGCCTTTTGCCTGCGGGGGACACAACTGTAGCTCCATCCATTGCCGAAGCTGGCGGGTTTGGTGATACCGCAATGGGGCCAAGCTTTCTAAATACCCCAGTCGGGCCGGATGTTGCGTTTACAGGCGGAGATTTTACGGCCGGAACGCCAGGGGTGGCGGGCGGGGGTGGCGCAGGGAGTGTCTTCGGTCCCGCCCCTACACCATTTGATCCGGGGATGGGAGCGCAGCCAATTCCATTTGGCGGCACTGACGCGGCAACGGCAGCGGCAACCGGAACCGCTGCGCCCCCTGCTGGGGGCACGTTCGGATCAAACTTCATGCAGAGCTTAAGCGCGTTCCCAGGGAAATTGGGCACCGCGCTGGGCAATCCGATGACCGATCTTGGTATAGCTGGATTGGGCTTAAACCTGTATGGCGGTTACCAGAGCCAACAGGCGCTCAAGAAGGTTCAGCAACAAGTAGCTGATGCCGCTAATCAGGCTGCGGGAGCACGACAGGCGGCGTTGGGTGCGGCGCAGCCTATGATCAATATCGGCGAGGCGATGATGACCGGCGGACAGTTGCCGGGTCCGGTAAAGGCGATGCTGGATAATTTCCGCAACTCGCAAAGGGCGCGGGTCATTCAAAGCTATACCAGTCAGGGACAGTCTGGCGATATAAACAAGAATACGATGTTGGCGCAGGACCTTAATGCGGTCGATAACCAAGTCCTGGCGTTGCAGGAAACCATCGGCAAACAATTCGTGGATACCGCCAATTCGTTGCTGTCATCGGGGTTAAGTGCCACGCAGATTTCGGCTGAACTTCCGATGATGATGCAGCGATTGGATATCGCGCTTGAGCAAGTAACCAGCAACTCGATTGCCAACTTTGCTGCGGCGATGAGCGGCGGCACCATGAAAGTGGCTGGGCAAGGAACCGGCTTCAATCTCAATCTGAATACACCGGGCGCAACGGCTTCGCAGACATTGCTGGGGGCGTAAATGGCCCTTGAACAAGACCCGGATATCCCACGATCAACTGCTGATATGCGAGCGGGACAGCCGCCTGACCCGCCGCCATTTCCTGTACCGGCGGTTACCGCATCGCTAACACCGGCAGACCCTGACCAATCATTTCCAGGCGGGACTTTTGGCACCACAGTCGCATCCGATGATACCTCGCCGTTTCCGCCGTCTCCGCTGGGCGGCGGTACTCCGAGTGTGATGCAGGGATTGCTTGAGGACGACAGGGAAGCGCTGCGGAACAAGATCATGGTGGAGGGCTCGGCGCTCCGTGAACAAGATCGCCTAGACCGCCAATACTCCCAACGAATGGAGCAAATGTTCAGCGCCCAGATGGCGACTGCAAATGAGTTGCGGCCATGGGACGCAAGGCGCGAGATGGCATCGCGCAAACATGATCTGTGGGAGCAGTTCGGGTCACCGGGCTTTCTGATCGCAATGATGGCAAGCGCTTTCACTGCCATGCCGATGGTGTCGGCGCTCAATGGCGGTGCGGCGGTAATGAACGCCATCAATCAAGGTGACATGGATGCTTATGACGAGGCGTTTAAGGCGTGGAAAGATAACACTGACCTTGTGCTCAAACGCATGGATATTCAGCAGCGCGCCTTTCAGGATTTGAATGAATTGCGCAAGACCAATTTCGAGCAGTGGCGCGAGAAGATGGCGCAAAACGCCACGATGTATAACGACACACGCACAATGAACTTGTTGAACTATGGCTTCGATAAAGAAGCAATAGAGGCACAGGAAGGATTGGCGACATTACAAGAGAAATTGGCTAGCTCCCGCAAAGCACTTCAGGAAAGTAACGCTTGGACGATGATGGTACAGGGCGATCCGGAGTGGCCATACGGATTTGATGGCAAGCTTAAGCCTGAATATGCGTCCGGTAAGAAACGGCCCGATCCTCAGAAGATGCACGCTATTCTGACGCGAGCCAATATGGCTATCGATACCAGCGTCCCTACAACGGCAGAAGCGGCAGGGTTGAGAGGGTTGTATACGACCCCTGGGTTCCTCGAAATGGACCCTGATCCACAACGAAAGATGATCAACGACATGCTTTCCGGTATCGCGGCTGCGCGCTCTACTGGAAAAGGCACGATTGGCAATGAGGAAGTCAGACGGCAGATGGCCGTCTGGGATCAGAACCATCAAGATGCGTCGGATGACGAAAAGACGGCCGCTCACAATAAGATTTATGCCGATTGGATAAATAACCAACAGTGGGGGAAACTTTCTACACAAGAACGCAATATGCGGATGGCTGAGAATGATTGGGACAACGCTCATCCGGAAGCAACTCCAGAGGAGCGCGAAGCAGCGCATCGCAAGATTTTCCAAGATTGGGCGGATGCCAAGCAACATTCCAAGTTGTCGGCGGAACGCTTAAAGCAGATGTGGAACCCGCAGTGGCTTGATAGTCCGCAAGGCAAAGAGTGGCGCTCCCAGCAACCGCCGGAAGTTCAGGAGCAATATAATACGTTTGTTCAGCAATACAGTAAGGGAAACATTAAAATTGATCCGTCTATGCAGGGGTGGGCACCGGAAGCAATAGATGCAGCGGCTGAAACTTTTAACGAGACTGGCATGCTGCCGCATTATCTTGGCGCGCGTACTGTCGGCCCGCAGATCATGGGAGCGGTACAAGCGAGAGCGCTGGAGTTGCTGAAAGAAAGATATCCGGAATTAAAAGACGACCCGCAGAAGCTGATCGCCCAGCGCACTAAGAACTGGCAGCTTTATCATACTCAGCAAGTTGCTCTTAACAGATACGAGAGCGGCACCCAGGGGCAGACGATTACCTCTATGAACGTAGTCGTTCAGCATCTTCAAGTCTTGAAGGACTTATCGGACGCACAAGACAGGTCGGACTGGACAAGGTTCAACAGGATTGCCTCTTGGTGGGGCGAGGAGTTTGGCCAGGAAGCGCCGACAGACGCCAATGTTGCCGCCATCATCGTTGGAAATGAAGTGATCAAGGCGATCCAGCGTGGTCAGCTTGGTACTGGTGAGGAACGCGACGAGGCAGCGAAGTTCTTTGCCCGGTTTCGGTCGCAAGAACAGATCGATGGTGCGATTGGCATTGCTACAAAGCTTCTCGTCGGGCAGCTTCGCGCTATGAAATACGGCTTCATGGTCGCTACTGGACAGCCGGAAAGCGAGTTCAGCCGCATGTTGCTGCCGGAAACCCGCGCCTATTTCTCCAAGGCTGAACTCGATGCAATGAAGCCTAATAGCGATGTCAGTGGCTACACCGGCATCCCGTCGCGGCGCGGCAATCAAAAGCCGCTCACACCAGACGACATCGAGATTATTAAATAATGGCAGACGATCTTAAAACTGTTGATACGCCAGCCCCGGAGACGGAGGAAAGGCAGGTCCGCATTCGGGGGCAGGAACATACAATTCGCGTGCCCAAGGGGCTTACGGATGATGAGATAAAGCGTCGTCTTGTCGCTAAGAGCATGGCACCGTCACAGACCGATTTTGGTACTGATGTCGGTTACGGGATTTTGGAGGGGATTGGTGCCGTTGGGGCAAGGCAACTCGGGGAAAATATACTTGAGAAATCCGGTGTCATACCGCAAGCCCCGGCAGCGCCGGGTGCAGGTCAGGAAGGCGTTGTCACCGATGCGAAGGTGCCGTCCGGTGAGCCGGAAGGTGTTACGGGCGGGCGCTTACTGGGCAATGTCATGGGTGGCGCTGGGATGGGCGGCGCGATTGGCGCGGGAATGAAACTTCTGCCGGAAGCTGGGTCGTTGGTACGCGGTATCGCTGGTGGCGCTGTTCCTGCCGCGCTTCAGCCTGTTGATGAGAGCAAGGATTACTGGAAGACCAAGGCTCAACAAGCCGCGACCGGAGTAGGACTGGGTTGGGGATTTAGCGTTGCTGGCAAGGGTGCCAGTGTTGGCACTAATGCTCTGTTGAAATTTCTGACCAGCAGACTGCCGCAGGGCACGGTAGAAGATAAGGCTGTTGCTCAAGTTCTGGATCGTATCAATTCAGGCACCAAGTACGGCGGTGCCACGGCTCAACAGATGATGGAGTTGATGAACCGCGCGCAGGCCGCCGGTAAGCCAATGACCATAGCCGACGTTGGTGACAGGGCTGTCCTGTCGCTTGCCGCCCACGCCTCTCGATATGGTGAAGGTCAGCAATATGCCGACCAGTTCCTGTCTCAGCGTTCGGAAGCTGCGTTTGATCGGTTGTTAAATGACATTGGCGTTCATTTGTATAGCGGGCGGACTGCCCGTCAAACAGCACAAGCGCTTGCAATCAGTCGTGACGCGGCGGCAAAGCCGTTCTACGAAATAACAGATAATCTTAAATTCGCCCCTAGCGAAGACATCAATTTATTCATTGGTAGCCAGACACCGGCCGGTAGAAATATCCGAAAAGGCATAGCTCTGGGTTATGAAATTGAAAGCAATATGGCGCTGGGTCGGCGTGAGGAGTTCGACCCCACAATGCTGGGAATTTATCTGAAGGATATTGGTGCTGGTGAGACTGAAGCCGGATTTACGCGCGTACCCAATATGCGCGTTCTCGACATGGGCAAGCGCGGTTTGGATGCAATGATTGCCAAGGAGAGAAACGAGATTACTGGAAAACTAACTATACGGGGTAAGTCGCTAGTACAGTTGAAAAAGGGCTATGTCGAAATGCTGGACAGCCTCGATCCCAGCGGGGCTTATAAGAAAGCTCGTGAGGCATGGGGTGGATACTCGGCCAGTATGGATGCTGTGACGGTTGGACAAAACGCATTTAGATCAAATCCGGAAGAGATAGCTGAAGACCTTGCGGCGATGTCCGAAAGCGACAGGGAGTTTGCGCGAATAGGTCTAGCAGACACCATGCGAGAGCGATTGGCGAAGACCGGACTTGGTACTGATGCCAGTCGGGCGTTGCTGAAGAATAACGGATGGACGAAGGCGCAAGTGCGACCGTTCTTCAAATCGGATGATGATTATTACAACTTTATCCAAGCCGTTAACGACGAACACGCTATGCAGGTCACCAGAAACGAAGTGCTGAAAGGATCGCGCACGTCGAGAGATTTGGCGGCTGATGCGGAAGCTGGCGCATCGGGAGTGTTCGCGCGGGGGGTGAGTACAGCACGGCATTTTCTGGAACAACGGTTTTTTCAGACCGTCCGTGAATTGTATCTGATGCACCGAGATTATGTGAGAACCCCCGACCCGGAGTTGAACAATCGCGTTGCTCGGCTTTTATTCTCTCCCAATATTTTTGATACTCCGCTAGGGCAGAGATTGCTGGCCGAAACATCAATGCCGCAAGCTATGAAAAACTACTTGGCGGGGACGCCTACCCGTATACAGGACGTGCTGGAGCCTGCATTAGCTGGCGGAACATCTGCCGCTGTTGCCGGGTCTGAGGGCAGGCCAAAGCGCAGCGTTGTCAGGAAGCGCGATCCGTTGGCGGCAGAACAATGAAAAAAGGGGCCATTGCCGCGATAGAAGAACTGGTCCGCTCTGTGGCGGGCAGTGCCGCACAGAGCAAGGTCAAACTAAGCGAAAAGACAGAGGCGCTTAGAGTTTTGGCTCCGTACTATGTCGCGCTGAAGAAACATAAAATCGACATCACGGACGAACCCGCAGAGGCGGTAACCATCGGCAACCTGCAAGACGCCGTGCGCAAGGCAGAGGATCACAATGGGCGAGCCGTTCCGGATCATCAGCGACGAGAACGAAGCGCAGCGCCCGTCGAAGACTGATCAGGTTCTCGAAACCGCTGGAATGCAGGCGCTGATGCTGGGTTTGGGCGCTCTCTCCAAGCGCGCCATCATCGCCCTCCAGAGCATGTTTGTCCTGCTGGCTACGGGGTCGGCGTTCATTCTGTGGTGGTCGGTTCTCCCCAGCCCGTCAGTGCTCCAGCTTACCGGTCTGGGCATGTACGGCCTGTTTGTCCTGGCCGCATCCGTCATAGTGCGGAAGCTTTAATGCCCGCCCAGAAACACACTCGGAAAGCGAACACGCCGAAGAAGCGCAGGCAATGGGAACATGTTCGTGCCAGCATGGAAGCTAGAGGCGCGTCACCCGGAGCGGCTATAAGAGCCGCTAGTGGCGTGTTAAAACGTGGCAGTCGGCGCAGCCGAAGAAGTAGGAGAAGCTAAATGGCAAACTATGAAGTTCCGATCCTGCTCGCTGCGGTGGGCACTGGCTACAAGACGGCGTGCGGACTTCAGGCGAACGCCCGCCGTGCCATGGTCTACGAAGTAGAGTTCGGGCAGAACGGCGCGCTGGCTTCGTCCGACTGCCAGATGCAGTGGGACCTCTCGCGGTTCGTCAACACCAACTCGGTAACGGCAACCGCCACGGTTGCGCAGTTGCTCGATTTGGCGGACGTGGCTGCGTCTACCTTGGCGTTCACCAACGTCACCGGGGCGGTCGATGTGCCCAATTTGACCGGCGCAGGCGGCGGTCTTTTCCTCAAGAACTGGGGCATCAACCAGCGCGGCTCCTACCGCTGGAGAGCGCTTGACGACGGCGACAACATCATCATCGCCTCGACGGCCTCACAGGGCATCGCGATCAGGGTCTTAAGCTCCGGTTATACCTCGACCGCAGTCGGCAACTTGTCTTTCATCGAACGGTAAATGCGACGACAGCGCTTCCAGCCCGGTGGGGTTGGCGAGTATTTCGATGAGTTGGGTGTAGGCCGCGAGGTCTACGCAAGCACCTGCGCCCACTGCCAGTCGATCACCGAGTTTCCTTCCCGCCGCACCATGATGGATTACGTGGAGATTTGCCGGGGCTGCATGCGGCTGATCTGCCTGCAATGTCATGGCAAGCCATGCCGTCCTTACGAGAAATTTGTTGACGAACAGGAAAGCGAGTTTCAACTTCAGCAGCGCCTGATCCGCGATGGCTGGAGGTGCTATTGACTTGCTCGACCTGCTCCAAATGGTTCGTCCTTAGAGAAACCAAGTACGCCAACGGCGAAACCATCGTAAACTGGAGCGCTCCGGAGGGCACCGGGCAATGCCGAGTGCTCAACGTCGATACGCCGCATCACTTCGAGTGCAATCAATACACGCTCGGCTCTCCCATCATCGAAACCACGTTCAAGACGGGCTCGCCCTGGCATCATGCCGTTCATGGCCCTTGCCCGGACTGTAAGGGGCGAGGTCTTACTGCGGATGACAAGCGTGACGACAGATGCTGCGGGACCGGCATCGTGCTGCATTACGATGACGGTTATATCGGCGAGAACCGCACCAAGATGCACCCCAAGGAGAAGGAGTTCGGCAAGCGTCACGCCGAACCTACGCCCACCTGTTTGAACTGCCACAAATCCATAGAGTTGACATGGCTTGCCTGTCCCTATTGCGGCACTCGCCTCAAAGCCGAAAAGCCTGAGATCGCGGAAGTCCTATGAAATCCGAACAGTTTTGGGAGTGGTACGAGAGCTATGTCGTGCCACGGATTGTCGGCGGCAAAACCGGGCACCCGGCGCGAGCCATAACTTTCCGCAAGATGCTTGAACACCTCGATCAGTTTAACAATCCCATCATCATCGAAACTGGATGCATCGAGGGCGTTGAGGACAAGCACTGGATCGGCAACGGTTGCTCAACAATCATTTTCGACAAGTACGCCCAGCACAATGGCGGCAAGGTCTACTCGGTCGAACTTGTCCGGGAGAAGGTCCTTGCGGCGCGCACGCTGGTCAGCGAGCGCACAAAGATCATGTGCAACGACAGTGTGACTTTCCTCAAGGGCTTTAAGAAGACGCCGCATCTCGTCTACCTCGATGCCAGTCATTTGTGGTGGCACAACCCAACGCCCGCGCAAGTGCATCATTACAACGAGCTTATGGCAATCATGCCCCGGCTCGATCCGGAAACGCTGGTCGTGGTGGACGATACGCTGGCGTCAATCGATATCAGCGATTTCGTCAAGGCGGAGGTGGTCGGCAAGGGCGGTTTGGTCGCCCGCTATGCTGCCGAAGTCGGCGCGGAAATGGTCTTCACCGACTACCAGACGGGCTGGGTAGGCTTCCCCGGCCTACCGGACGCCACTGATTACAATACCGATCAGATGCTGCAAAAGGCCCGCCGCTTCGTTGAACAAGGCAAGTGGACCCAAGCCTATACTCTCTACAAGGAAATCCTGGCGCGCACTCCGGAGCCCTGGAACGGGGTGCAGCGGGTCATGCACGGAGAGGCTTGCGCTTTCTTCGCCAGGGCGGCGCTGCAAATCCGGGACAAGCGCTATGGCGCGGCCTATGACTGGTACGAGCGAGCACTGCGCGCCGATCCTCGCGCTGCCGATTACCGGATGGAGTTTGCGCTCAAGGTTCTCCGCCCATTGGCATTGACCGACATGGCTGCGGATCAGGCGCAGAAATGCACCAAGATCGCGCCGGAAGACCCGATGTGCTGGCGCGCTCTGGGGCTGTTGGAGGGCGTAAGAGGCAACATCACGGAAGCCCTGGCGGCTCACAGCAAACAACTTGAACTCGACCGAACCGATTTCTCTCTGGTCGATACGGCGGTCAGTCTGATCGATCTGGAGCAATACGACGAGGCCATGCCGCTCGTTGTCGAGGTGCTGAACTCGCCTGATCAAACTTTTGTGCCTGACGCTATCCATTGCAAGGCCATGGTGTTGGCGCGTCGCGATAACCACGAGGATGCGATCCCGCTCTATGAAGAGGCTATTGCGCTCGGTTGTCACGACCCGACGTTGACGGCGTTCCATCTCGCCCTGTCTCAATTCTCTATTGGGCGGTACAAGGACGGCTGGGCCAATCAGGTCAAGATCGAGCACAACACATCCGACCCGGCGCTGTATCTGCCGATGCGCCGGTTCGACCGGCCGCTCTGGACCGGGCAACCGGCTCCCGCGATCATCCATGTCCATGCCGAAGCGGGCGCGGGCGATAATATCGCGATGTGGCGGTTCTTCCCGTTGCTGGTCGAGCGCGGTTATACCGTGCGCTACGAAATACGGGATGAGCTACTGAAGGTCGCCAGGGACAGCCTTCAGGATGTCGAGGTCGTGCCATTGGCGCTGGATTATCCGGGCGCGGTTGGGCTCAAGCATTTCGACTATCACTGCCCCATCGGGCAACTACCGTATGCCTTCGGCACTGATATCGACACCGTGCCTTGGGACGGTCCGTACATCAAAGCCGACCCATGGCTTGCGCACGAATACCGACATGCGCGCGGCAAGATCGGGGTCGCATGGTCGTCAGGGGTACGGCTCGCGGAAACGACAAGCTGGCTGGCGCGCTATGGCAGACACAAATCGCTATCGTTCGATCTTATCCGCCCGATTGTCTGCGACCGACCCAATGATTTCGTTTCGCTTCAGGTCGGCCCGCCGCGCGCTGAGAACAACAGCCTTCCTGACATTTTGCCCGCTCGTCCCACCTGGGCAGAGACTGCGGCTGTCGTGGAAAACCTTGATCTGGTCATTACGCCTGACACGGGTCTTGCTCACCTGTGCGGAGCCATGGGCAAGCCGACATGGCTGATGATGCACGGCTACAATATGGGCTGGCATTTCATGTCGGAGCGGCCGGGGGCGTTTTGGAACGAGCGCAGTCCTTGGTATCCTTCAATCCGCATCTTCCGGCAGAAACGTGGGCAGGACTGGCATCCTGTAATCCATAACATTGTGCTGGCGCTGATCCGACGACAAACCAAGGCGGCATAACATGCCAAGGCTCAATGTTATTATTCTCACTCAAGAGAGCGGCGATCTGACTGTAGCATTGTGGGCTGATGTGCCTGCGGCACGTCAGCAGTTCTATGCCAATCCTAATGCAAAGTCTGCTTGGGTTGGGGCGACAACGACTGACAACACTAATCTCCAAAATGGATCAGTCGTTGAGCAGGTCACAACGCAGCGGGTGCCTGCTGGAGCCGGTATTGGCCAAATCGAGAACTTTCTTCAGAACCTGTGGCAGAACTATCAGAACAGCATTAACACCGCCAATCCGTGGCTCCATTATGGTTCGACTTGGGACGGTACGACTTGGGTACTCGTAACGGTGGCGTGACATGGCAAACAGAGGCATTTGGTCGTTATTTGGATCAAACCCTACGACTGTGCTGTCAGGCGCAACGCTCAACGCCCTTGCTGGCGGCTCGATGTCTGCCGCTTCGGCCACCTATAACAATCAGACTAATCTTGATCTGTATTGTGATGTTGAAGTTTACCTTGACCCGCTATCGCCGTCTGCCGGGGCGCATGTTGATATTTATATTCTTGCCGCCATTGATGGCACAAACTTTCCCGCCCAATCTGCGGCCGATCTCCGTCTGACAACCACGCAATTATTGTGCAGCATACCTATCGGCACGACAGCCAGCACGGCGCAGCGTGTTGCAGTAAGAAATGTGCCTCTTCCGCCCCAGCCCGTTCAGTTCAAGCTTGATAATCAGACCGGTGGCACGCTCGCAGCGAACAACAACAATACCGTGAAGATCGATACGTACTCCTACAATCTTAACGGTTAAAAATGCTCGGTATAATTCCGATCAGACGCCTGCTGTCGGTCCCATATCAAATTCCTACGGTCGATCCTAATCACTGGCTCGCTCGCGGGATGGTCGGTTGCTGGCTACCGGGCCTCACTTATGGAGTTAACCTTACCGGGGTGGTGCCAAGACTTCTTGCCGGGTCAGTGCCAGCGACGTTTGCGATTACACCGGAAGGCCCGGCGCAGTCATTCACTGCGCAAAACACTGAATTGAAAACTGCAAATCTTGCTGGTAGCGGGCAGGTATTTCCGCCCAACAGCAGCACGCAAGCATTAACGGTTTATTATCGCGGCTACGCCATCGGCACGCCGCAGGCTCTAGGCGTATTTATTGGGGGCACTGCTAATAACACCAACACAAGTCCGTTTTGGCAATTTTATATGCGGGCCAATAACGTCGCGACGCTCTATCAAGTCGGGTGGTTTAATAGTGCAGGTGCTACCAACAACCTCAGCACAGGAGGGCTAGTATCCAGCGGCCTTATCAGTGCCTGCACTACTTATGTCCCCGGCGGTAATATCAACCTCTATGTTAATGGTGCGTTAGATGCGAACTTCCCAATAGCATTCGGTGGCACTGGAATATGGGGAGCAACCGGCAATTCCTCGACCAGCTATTTCGAGATCGGCAGCGACGACCAGAACGCCAGTCGTTCCTGCAATTCCAACTGCAACATGGCCTGCGTGTGGAACAGGGCCTTGAGCGCGCAGGAAGTCAAAGTCTTGCATCTCAATCCCTACTCATTCCTTATCCCTAACGACGTTCTTGGGTTAATGCCCGCACCACCACCTCCACCGGCTCCACTAACAGCTTCCGGATTTACGTGGCAGGAGTGGTAATGGCGAGCCGAGTTGGTGGCATTAAGGATCGCGGCGGTGGTTTCAGGGTCGTCGTCACGGACGGCGATTTTCGCGCCCACCTTGCTCCGGGGGAGACACTTTATGTCTTGCCGGATTACACCGTAGAAGAACCGGTGCCGATGGAAGACATACCCGCGATCTTGGCTAAGGTAGAAGCCTATCTGAAATTGAAAGCTTAATGGTGTAATTAAAATGCCCGTAACGAAGGTCGGCGCGGTTTACGCTACCCGAAGCAAGTTGTTACAGCGGATTTATATTCCTGATGATGACACTGAAATTGCGCGCCAGCATGTGCATCCCGGCGAAACGCAGATTTTCATTGACATTGAGGTTTACCGCGCAGGTGGACCGGCTGCTGTGCAAGCAATAATTGGCACGCCTGCACACGATGGCACTTGTCGTGTACTGCATAAGGAAACTAGTGAGATCATTGATCGCATCGTTGCCGATCCTGATATCTATAAGCATCCAGATGGGCACCGTGTCGTTTTGGTTAAGTGATGGGCCAAACGGTCTTTACTTCCTCGAATGCGGCGTGGCCGACGCCCAGCGATTGGAACAACGCCAACAACTTCGTTGAAGGCATTGCTGGAGGGGCTGGCGGCGCAGACCAAATCAGCAGTTCTGGCGGTGGTGGTGGCGGTGGTTCGTATTGCAAAACGCCCAATCAAACTCTTAGTGCTGGCACTAACAACAACGTCACAGTAGGTGCAAAAGGCACTGGTGGCACAGGCAATAACCAGACCGCAGGCGGCACCACCAGCTTTGTTACTTCGGGCAGCGTGACAGTCATAAATGCTGGTGGTGGGCAACCTGCCCCTAACATAGCGAATACTGGCGGTGCAGGTGGGACTGCTAATACGGGCACAACTAAGAATAACGGGGGCAATGGTGGCGGATGCCCTGCTACCGGACAGCCGGGCGGTGGCGGCGGTGGTGCTGGAGGTCCAAATGGTGTTGGCGCTGTTGGCGCGAGTGCTCCAGCTACTGCTAACTTTGGTGGCTGCGGCGGCGGCGGCAGTGGTGGTGGCACTGCCGGAAGCGCTGGGACTTCAACTAATGGCGGTAATGGCGGTAATAACTTTGCCGGTTCCGGTCATGGCGTTGGTGGCACGTCAACTGTAGCGCCAACGAATGGCACAGTAGGTGGTGGCGGCGGCGGCGGCGGCACATCAACCTCATCGGTTCCGATAGACACTGGAGCTAATGGCGGCACGGAAGACGGTACGACCTACACGCCATCATGGGGTTCTTCATCCAACGGTTCCGGGGGCGGCGCGGGTTCTTCATCCAACGGGGGTGGGGCACAAACTCCCCCCGGTGGCGTTGGTGGCAATTACGGTGGTGGTGGGGGCGGCGCTACCAATAATTCCAATGGTGGCAATGGTGCTCCGGGCATCGTCGTGGTGACGTGGACACCTGCGGCGGCTGGCGGACCGTCGCCGTATTTGGTCGGTACGGGATACGTAGAAAACTATCTATGATGGTGCCGCATGGCGCTCATCATCCTCACGACCGGCTCGACCTCGCCATTGACGGTTCCGTCAGATTTCACGGTCGCCGGGCATGTCGTCAATCTATTCGGTTCTGGCGGTAACGGCGCGGCGGCCACGACTGGTGCGAGCAGCGTTGCCGGGGGCGGTGGCGGTGGCGGGGCCTTCACCCGTTGCGTTTATTCGTCAGGCACTATCACCCCAGGCTCGACCACAATCGCGTTCCTGATCAATGCCGGTGGCTCTGCCAATGCCACCCAATGGCAGTCGAGCGCGGCGGGCAGCGGTGCCTATTACGAGGCTCTGCCGGGCGGCAATGCGGCTGGGGCGACTGCCGGGGGCGCTAGCGGTGCGACCAATACGGTAGGCACCCCCACTATCACCTATACGCCGACAACGCATACCGGAGCCGCTGGGGGCGCTGGTGGTGGCGCTAATACGCTGGGCGGGGGTGGGGGTGGCGGCGCTGGCGGGCCAAGCGCTAACGGCGGGGGCGGGGGCACCTCGACCAGCACGGGAGGTTCCGGCGGCGGCGGGGGCG